TTATTCTTTACTCTCCCTGTCGGGATAGCAGAGAATCAACCTTTACTGATAGCAATACCGATACTGGGGCTGGTTGCAGCTCTACTGTGGAAGGAGAAATGATGCATCACCGATTCATAATCGGATTGGTGGCTTTGGGGTTGGCGATTACGCTGACCCCAAACGCCCCGATTCACCTTGAAATAAAAGCTAAAGAGGTAGTTCCAAAAGTCGTGGAGATTCCAGACTTATCTTTGGATCAACTGCCTTTATCGTGGCAAAAATTAGCCATGTGTGAGTCATCAGGTCGAGTCAATGCTGTCAGCGGCAAACGCAAACAGTTCCAAGGGCTATTCCAGATCGAGTATCCCCGGACTTGGGTTGCACATGGTGGCAGCAGCGTTAAACCACCGAAAGATTCCACCATACTTGAACAGTTCTATGTGGCTCTTCACATCTATGTAGATCGTGGCTCCAAACCTTGGCCTTACTGTGGCAAATTCCTAAAGGAAGACTACGGCAAGTAACTTGACAATGCCGACAGCGGCATTAAACTGATACAACTAAGACCCCTCCGGACTGTAGGCCGTGAGGGGCTTAGTCTTTTATGTCCTTGGATTATCTACCGAGTAGAAACCACCGGCCTTGAATACTGTAGGCGTTGCTGTCCATACTCGAGACATCATTAAACCGCAATCACATTTAGGTGCAGCTTCTTCCTCTGTCATTCTGCGTTCGATCTCAACGCTGATCCCACACTTACTGCAACTGTATTCGTATGTAGCCATTAGTTATTGTAACTCCCTCTGAATTTTCTTAGACTCTCCTCTGGTACGCAATAGATCTCTGGTCTACGCCAGTCAGGTTTATCCAACCACTCCGGGTTCTTCGCTTCTGCACCCATGATCCAACCAATCAGCTCATAGTTAGGCATACCACCTCTAACCAATACGAACTTCACATCATCTTTAGCATCAGGTCTAACAAGCAATCTACCCTGCTCATGCTTTGTGTATTTAACATCGATGTTCGGTTCAATATCTACACCACCTTGACCGAAGGCACCGCCCCAGTAGACACCAAGATACTTAGCTACTGCTATCTCAGCACCGCAACCATCTACATCGAGAAGGATTCTCTGCCATGCATCCATGTCCTGTAGTCCACGCATCTGTTGGTTCTTCATCGTAGATACATAGCGTTCAATCGCTGTGTTAGCAGCGAGAACAACTTCGTATCTCTCAAGAACTATCTTTAGACCCAAGGCGTTGGCCCTCCTAAGTGATCGATGATCTTTCTTAGTGAGCCTTGAATCTTTCTATCTACTGTTGAATCACTTATGCCCATCTCTTCTGCTATCTCAGACAAAGTCATTGGGCTATTGGAATACCTATTGCGTAACATCACCTGCTCATCTGCATCCAGCAGATCTATTGCAGATCTAATATCAATTACTACAGCCAAGATATTGCCACCCTCACTTGGAACTGATGGCTTGCGTGGAGTGCCATCGTCTACCTTGTCAACCATTACTGCACCGTATGAATCAAACTCAAATGCAACTGGCAACATCTTGGCTATCGTTATCGTGTCGTAGAAGAACTCATCGCCGGTTGAATAGCCCAGCTTTGCAGCCTTCTCTTTCCTTGCATACTTCTCAACTGTCCTACGGAATCGTGCCATGATCCGCCTTGCTACCCACTTAGTTTCATCCTTGCTTACTTCGTAAGCCTCATCCAACATTTTGGCCAAGTGAGGTCGCTTAAGAACATAGACTCGAAGCTCTTGAATTAGATCTTCTTTATCTACATAGCCAGCAAATCTGCGATGGATGTGTGCTGCGGATATATGCACGAGATCCTCGAGGTGATCCTCAGCACGATCTTTCTCTTGCATCAGTCCTCATCTTCTAGCTCGATGATGGCATCCATCACAAACTTAGCAACGAAGAACACCAATGTAATTACAAGAGTTGCAATTAAAAAAAATTTCTTCACTTGTTCTCTGGCCACTTTCCACGATTGACCATCATGGCAATGATGCAATAGTTAGCAAGATCCTTGAAAGAATCCTCAATGGATTCATGCTGTGGCTTCTCACCGGATGCAAGTAGATTCTTTAGTCGTTCGAACTTATCACCCATACGAACCATCAACCCATTGATAGGGCCACCGTATGCATTGTTGATATTGCCCGGGCCGTAGTCTCTTTGCTTACTGATAAGTAGGTTGCCAAGCTCATCGATAATATCCCACGAGTCAGCAACGAACTTGTTCATCGCTGGGTCGGCGGTAGTTGAACTACTATCTCGAGGGCCAAAGGCAGATCCGGGTTTATACTTAGGCTTAGGACTCTTAGGCCGAAGCTTTCCAGTAAGTCTTTCAAACTCTGCATCGTCATTGGATCTATTGATTCCGTACTCATACTCGCTCATCTATTCCCAGTCTCCTTCGTAGCCCATCTAAACCCTCATCTAATACTATAGAGTTTACATCACTTCCGAGTGGAAGTGGTATCAATTCTGCGTGTTCAACTTCTTGTAAAACTTTCTCGGCCAACTCCATCCCCGGATTAGATCCATCTTTCTTGTCATCATTGTCTGCCAAGATAAGGACTCTTCGATAGCCACCAAATAATCTATTGAAGTGTGGTCGCCAAGCTTTAACTCCCGGCACTCCAACTGAAGGCAAGAGTTGACTAGCAATGACCGCATCCAACTCTCCCTCGCAAATTGCAATGGTATCCGAAGGCTTTTGTAGATCAACTGCGTTGAACAATCTTGCTGGTTGGTGCATTGGTGCCATGTATCTAGGCCCCGGAAGTTCATCGATCCTTCTGAACTTGAAACCTGCAACGCCATTGACGACTCGATATGGGATGGATAACCATCCGATAAACTGGACATGGCTCGGATCACAGTCGACTGGTACGCTTCCCAGTAGATGCTCGCTTGCCAGTTCCTGACTGAACCCCCGACCTTTTAGGTAAGAGACCGTCTCCTCGTTTATCTTTTTGTGATATGTCGTAGCCAACTCGTTTAGCAATGTCAGCCGCTCTATCGAAAGCAACACGAAAGTCCACCCCTTCTTTCCACATGAGTAATGAATATGCATCTCCACCTATGCCACAGGTGTGGCAGAAGTAAAGTCCTGCCTTCTCTCCGTCTGTACTCATAACAGCAGACCTTCGAGTATCGTTATGGAAGCAGCATCTAACAGGCTTTGAATAGCCTTCTCTTACTTCTCCACCATAGTGTTCGACCACAGCCTTGAGAAGCTCTGGGTCGGCAGCCATTAGTAAGTCTTTCTTACTGGCTTCTTCTTCTGTGTTCGTTCCAACTGCTTAAGGTAAGAGTTGTATTCTTCAATACGCTTTTCCATTTTCTTCTGCTCTAACCTTGCATCGAATGTGTAATACAAGTGTTCTAAGAAGTGATACAAAGCAACACCTGCTACTACGATCAATACGCCTACTACTGTTTCCATTTTAATACCTCCGTAAATGTATCTAACTCCATGATTACAAACGACTTGCCTATGCCATACTGTCTACGCTTGGCGATAACTATTGGTATCGCTGGCGAAGACTTTCTTTTCTTCATCCAGTTCTTTACTTCAAGACTTGCTTCCTCTATCCATGGCCCAAGCTTGAATGACTTCTCATTCTTTGCCTCAACTACGATAAAGCTTTGGATGTCCGGTGCCCATAACCACAGATCACCTTCATCGCTAGTGCCTGAGAGTCTTAGTCTTTCAACAGGATTGAATTCCTTCTCCCTGAAATACTCAACTAAATCTGTCTCCCATGTTGCACCCTTTCTTTTATTGGCCCGAGATTGCTTGGAGTCCAACGAAGTTCACCCCCGGTCTTAGATCAGCCATGCCCTGAACATCTCGATCCACTATCTGAACTCGTGATGCATCGATACCCAGCGTTACAAAGTTAGATGCATCTGCTGAGTGTTCACCGAATCTATTCTTAACTGCTGCAACCCTGAACTCTTGGAACTCTGGGTTCATCGCAATAGATAAGATCATCGATGGAAGTTGTGATGCCTTACCGAGTATTGCTCGGCGAGGTGCTGGCATCTTTGGATCTCCAGTTCCTGCCTCACTCATGTGAGTTAGTGCAAGAACACAAGCACCAGTCTTACGAGCAACATGGTGCAGCTCTGACATAATGGCTCTGATACCAGACCACTCTTCACCAGTAACAGATACACAGTTCATCAAGTTATCAATCACAATCAATGCAGGTGCCATTCCATAGACCTCGCCATAAGCGAGGATCTCTAGCTCGATTGCATCAATGTCCGGTGATGGATCAAAGACCCACTTAATATGTGAGCCTCTCTCCTGTAGTAATGGATCAAAGTAATGTGAGTCTGCATCCAAGTATGTTTCAACCTGTTGCTGTGGTAGTCCAGTCAAACCTGCAACTGTTCTAAACATCTGAGTAATGGGGTCGGTATCCGCCGAGAAGTAAAGAGTTGGAACTCCAGTCTTCAAGGCGTATACCAACGCCATTAAACTCTTACCTGAGTTTGGTTGACCTGCGATAAGACACAACTGTGACTGACGGAATCGCATACCATGTTGCCTAAGTCCAGCCCATACATCAGGTAAGGGTTTAGCAGAGGAGCTTGTGCTGTGAACGGCTTGCAGTAGGTTCAACATTAGGCTGCGACACTCCTCTTTCTTTCCAGTTTAAGTTCTTGACGGATCTTTCGCCGTTCGATTGCAGAAGATCC